CAAGAAAAAATTACACAAAAATTGTATGAGGCGTTGACTAATAAGTACGCCGCTCAAGTTTCAGAAGCTGAAGCAACATTACTGGTTTATTTTAATAATCCCGTTGGTATTGGTGAACATCCACAACATTTGGAAGAGATGGATAAGTTCGTTGACCAATTGGCAAGTGCAAAAGATAAACTCGAAGCTTTACAGCAATTTAAAAAGTATAGTTAATATGGCTATTAAAAAGAAAGAAATCGGTTTGGATTCAATCAAATCTAAATTCTCAACATCCGCAAAATACAAACCACAACGTTATTTTGATTTGGGTACTGAGTTTTTGGATGCGGTGGGTCTTCCTGGTCCGGCCATTGGACATATTAATATGTTTTTAGGTCACTCGGACACAGGTAAAACAACTGCACTTGTTAAAGCGGCGGTTGACGCTCAGAAAAAAGGTATTCTACCTGTATTCATTATTACAGAACAGAAATGGTCATTCGAACACGCAAGAATCATGGGATTTCAGTGTGAAGAGGTAGTTGATGAATCCACTGGTGAAATCGATTGGGATGGTTTCTATTTGTTCAATAACAATTTTGACTACATCGAACAAATTACCGAATATATCAACTCATTGTTGGATGCGCAGGAAAAAGGTGAATTGGATTATAGTCTTCTTTTCCTTTGGGATTCTGTAGGTTCTGTACCTTGTAAGATGACCTTTGAAGGTAAAGGTGGAAAACAACATAACGCTTCAGTTCTTGCTGATAAGATTGGTATGGGTATCAATCAACGTATTTCAGGTAGTCGTAAGGCTGATTCAAAGTTTGAAAATACTTTGGTTATTGTTAACCAACCATGGGTTGAATTACCCGATAATCCATTTGGTCAACCAAAAATTAAGGCAAAAGGTGGGGAAGCTATTTGGTTGAACTCATCTTTGGTATTCTTGTTTGGAAATCAAAAAGGTGCTGGTACAACAAAGATTACCGCAACTAAAGATAAGAGAACTGTTAAGTTTGCGGTTCGAACTAAAATTTCTGTACTTAAAAACCACATTAATGGTTTGGGGTATGAGGATGGTAAAATTATAGTAACACCTCACGGTTTCATGGCTGGTAAAGAACCGGCCGAAGAAAAGGCGTCGATTGAAAGTTACAAAAAAGACCATGCGGAATATTGGAAAGATATTTTAGGTGTTGCTGATTTGGATTTTGATTTGAAAGAAGAAGTAGAACCTTAATAAACAACTGGGTGACCAAAACATTATTAATTGACGGAAACAATCTATTAAAGATAGGATTTCACGGCGTGAAAGATTTCTTTCACGAAAACAGACACGTCGGGGGTATTTGGCATTTTCTGAATACCACCCGACGTTTTATTGAAGAAGAAAACTTTGATAAGGTTGTTGTGTTTTGGGATGGGGAAGGGAGCTCATTAGCTCGTAAAATCATTTACCCCCAATACAAGGAGAACAGAAAACCTGGTCAGGATTTTAAAGAAGATTCATTTTACGAACAAAAACATAGAGTAAAACAATATCTCGAGGAGATGTTTGTTCGTCAGGTCGATATTAATAACAATGAAGCGGATGACCTAATTGCTTATTACTGTCAAATTGCAAATGATGAGGTTATAACCATTTTCTCAGGTGACAGGGACCTCACACAGTTAATATCCGACAACGTTTCTTTGTATTCGCCTAATAAGAGATTAACATATAAAAAGGGTGACTATATTAAGTTACAAGACGCAGAGATTCCCCACTATAATGTAAAAACATATAAAATAATATCTGGTGACAAATCGGATAATATTGATGGTATCTATTATTTGGGGGAAAAAACTTTATTGAAATTATTTCCTGAAATTCTTGACCGTGAGGTTACTTATAACGATATTTTAACAAGAGCCGAGGTATTACTTACTGAGGACAAAGACAACAAAGCGTTACAAAACTTACTTTCAGGTAAAACAAAATCAGGTATCTATGGAAATGAATTCTTTGAGATTAACAACAAAATCGTTGATTTATCTAATCCATTAATCACAGAAGAAGGTAAGGAATTAGTCGAACTTTATTACCGTGAAACTTTAGACCCCGAAGGAAGGGGACACAGAAACCTCATTAGAATGATGATGGAAGATGGGTTCTTTAAATTCCTCCCAAAACATGACGAAGCGTGGGTAAACTTTGTAAAACCATTTATGAAATTGACAAGAAAAGAAAAAAAACAATTTAAAACCAAAAAGTAATTTTTTATGAAAGAGCAAGATTTAACAAAACTTGAGTTTTTGATGATGGTAAATGACAACATCATCGTTCAAAGGTATTTTAACGTCCGTGACTACAATCCCGAGGCGAGGTATTCAACCGAACTCTATGATTTTATCAGAGAGTTTAAGGACACTTTGATTCATCGTTTGAAGATGAAAACTGTGGATTATATGTTGGAGAATTCTTACGAGATTCAAGGTAATCCGTCGGTGTTGGACACGTCTTATACTGATGGACCTGAGCACTTTAACGTATTTATTAAACATGGGGACATGACAATTTGTCATCGTCAGATTGACGCCAAGATTTTCCCTCCTAAAATAAGATACACCGTAGATATCCGCCCTCATATAAAAAGTTTGCTTTCATCACTTACTGACATTTTTTCGGCTAGAAATTTAAGTTTCGAATTTGCCGGAATTAGTACTAAGCGATAATATTTATCAAAAACGAACAACAAATTACTATGGCGTCAAACAAAAATTTCGATTATTTAGGAGCTTCATTTCAAGTACAATTACTGAATCAAATTATCGTTGATAAAGAATTCGGAAGGTCCATAATTGACGTTATAGAACAACAATATTTTGAGAATAAGTACTTCAAAATCATCTTGCAAATGATTAAGGAGTACTACTCAAAATTCGAACACGTACCAACGTTTGATACGTTAGAACAAATCACCAAATCTGAGTTACAACAGGAACTGGCGTCTAAGATTGTATTGGATACAATCACAAAAATTAAGGATTGCGCAATTGAAGGTAGTGGGTTTGTTCAAGAAAAAGCTCTCAAATTCTGTAAACAACAAGAATTACAGAAAGCGATTACCAAAGCTCAAAAAGTTATTGATGGCGGTGAGTTTGAGAGTTACGACAAACTCGAAGAACTTGTTAGAGAAGCTTTGCAAGTTGGAGAAAGAGAAGACGGTATGGCCGATGTATTCTCTAATTTGGACGATGTATTAAATGAGGATTATCGTCACCCAATCCCAATGGGAATACCGGGAATCGACAGATTATTAAAGGGTGGTTTGGCCAAAGGAGAATTAGGTGTTATCTTAGCTCCCACAGGAGTAGGTAAGTCTACGTTCTTAACAAAAATTGCAAACCATTCATTTAATTTGGGATACAACGTACTTCAAATATTCTTCGAGGATAATCCAAAAATTATCCAACGTAAACATATTACTTTATGGACAAAAATTCATCCTGATGAATTGTCTAACAAGAAAGATGAGGTTATGGATAAGGTTCGTGAAGTACAAAGTAAAATGGAAAACCGACTAATCCTTAAAAAATTACCATCAGATACTTTAACAATGTTACAAATCAAAAATCAACTTCGTAAGATGATTGCCGATGGTGTTAAGTTGGATATGGTCGTATTAGATTATATAGACTGTATCGTACCTGATAAGAATTTAGGTGATGAGTGGAAGAGTGAGGGTTCTGTTATGAGAGGTTTTGAAGCAATGTGTCACGAACTCAATTTGGTTGGATGGACTGCGACCCAAGGTAACAGAAGTTCAATTTCATCTGAAGTTGTAACTACAGACCAAATGGGTGGTTCGATTAAGAAGGCACAAGTTGGTCACGTTATTATCTCAGTTGCTAAGACATTACAACAAAAGGAGATGAAACTAGCAACTATTGCGATAACCAAATCGAGAATTGGTGATGACGGAATCGTGTTTGAAAATTGTAAGTTCGATAACGGTATGTTAGAAATTGATACCGAAAGTTCGGTAACATTCTTAGGACTTGAGGAACAGAAAGAAGAACAACAAAGACAACGAGTAAAAGATTTGCTCGAAAGAAGAAAACAAAGAGAACAACAAAATAATTAATTAATATGGAGAAGATTTTAGTAGAGAACCCAAATAGGTTTGTTATATTCCCTATCGAACATAACGATATTTGGGAGTTTTATAAAATGCATCAGGCGGCGTTTTGGACCGCTGAGGAAGTGGACCTCTCAGGAGATATCCGTGATTGGGAAAACCTTTCCGAAAATGAACAATACTTCGTTAAGAACGTACTATCGTTCTTCGCGGCTTCGGACGGTATTGTTAACGAAAACTTGGCTGAGAATTTCTATCGAGAAGTTCAATATCCTGAAGCGAAGTTCTTCTACGGAATGCAACTTGCTATGGAAAACATTCATAGTCTTATGTACTCACTTTTGATTGATACCTATGTGTCAAATCCAAAAGAAAAAGATGAGTGTTTCCACGCAATTGACAGACTTCCCGCGGTACAGAAAAAGGCAAAATGGGCTTTGGAATGGATTACGAATGCGTCCTTCCAAGAAAGACTTGTGGCGTTCGCCGCGGTTGAAGGTATATTCTTTTCAGGTTCATTCTGTTCAATATTTTGGTTGAAGTCACGAGGGTTGATGCAAGGTCTGTGTAATGCAAATTCACTCATCTTCAAAGATGAGAATTTACATTGTGATTTTGCCATTCATTTGTTGAATAACCACGTAGAAAACAAGCCAAGTGAAAAGAGAATTAAAGAAATTTTGTTGTCGGCTCTAGAAATTGAAAAAGAGTTTATCACAGAATCACTTCCTGTTTCACTAATTGGAATGAACTCAAATTTGATGAAACAATATTTGGAATTCGTGGTTGATGGTCTCCTTGTTAAATTTGGATGTAAAAAACAATTTAATGTTGAACAACCATTTAAATTCATGGAACAAATTGCCGTAGAAACAAAAGGTAACTTCTTTGAATCAAGAACGGTTGAATACCAAAAAGCAAAGTTGAACGAAACATTGTCCTTTACGGATGACTTTTAATTGATTATCTTTATAAACTATGATGTCCTTAAAAATTAAAAAAAGAGGTGGGGATGACGCGTCCTTTAACCCTCAAAAAATATATAACCGAATTAAACGGTCTGCAAAAGGTTTGAATGTAAATTCAGACGAAATCTTTATTAAAGTAATCACTTCCGTACCAACTGAAGGTGAGATTACAACCAAAGATTTAGATAAATTAATCTACGAGATTGCCGCGGCTTACACTGGTAGTCACCACGATTATTCACGTCTTGCATCATCTGTTGCAATTTCTTCATATCACAAAGAAACCGACCCAAGTTTTTCAAATACAATGATGGAACTTTATAAAAATGGTATTGTGAATGAAGAATTCATTAATATGATTAATAAGTACGGAACATCTAAGGTGGATGAGGTTATCAATCATGATAATGATTATAACTTTGATTACTTTGCGTGGAGGTCATTACAAGAGATGTACTTGTTGAAACTACCAAGTGGTAAAACAATTGAACGACCACAACATATGTACATGCGTGTTGCTATTTGGGTAACAAAATCATTTGAACAAGCGGTAGAATATTATAAGTCACTCTCAAGTCAACATATTTCACCGGCAACTCCAATCATGATTAATGCGGGTACAAAGGTTCCACAACTTGCTTCTTGTGTATTACATTACAATGATGCAGATTCTCGAGAAGGTCTTTTG